GGATTCGTCGTAAGAGTTCAGTCCGGCGGTGTTGTAAGTTACGTTCCAATCGTCCTTCCAAAGGTCGTATTCAATAACCCTTCGCTTGAAGCTGCTACTCAGGAAGATGAGATTGACTGGCAGACTCAGGAGCTTGAAGGCACAATCCTTAGAGACGATACAACAGAAACAGCTTGGAAGTATCGCGGTGAGAATTTTGCAACAGAATCACTTGCAGAAGCTGCTATCAAGACAAAGTTGCAGATAGCTGCAAGCGCTTAATTATATTGCGTGAGAGGTAGAGAGAATGATCATTAACGGAAAAGAAAGAAAATTTATGTTTACTGTTAACACTGCGATTGAGATATCGCAGATGTGTCCAGACAACAACCTGGAAAGACTAGAAGAAATTATATCAGGCGACGATTTTACTAAGACACTTCCAAATATCGCAAGATTTATTGTCGCTATGAATCACGGCTATGAGATGGCAGCTCATTTTGCAGATCCAGAACACGAAATAGATGTGATTACGATGGATGAGCTCTTAAACTGTGATTTTAACGTTATCATGGAAGTCCTTGATACTGCTATGTCTGTCTATAAGAACGACTCAAAGAGAGAAGTTAAGACAGAGGCAGCTACCACAAAAGGAAAAAAAACAAAGGAAATCCAATAAAACTAAATAGAGCATGGTATCTATTCTATGGATATCAGCTCGGAATGAGTAAGAATGAAATACTGACCTTTAAATATGGCCAGTTTAGAGATTTAATGTCATGCTTTGCCGTATATAACGGCTCAGCAAAGATAAAAAAAGATAAAAACTTCATGGAAATGATAAATATGACCTGATGCAATCATTTCTGAGAGGGGGTGGTGCTAGTGGCTGTTAATATCGGCCCTCGACCGTATAGGAATTGACGGTGAAGCGGAATACAGAAATCAAATAAATAAGATTATCACTCAAACTAAGACGTTATCAGCTCAGATGAAGGCTCTAACGTCTTCTTTTGACTCTAATAATTTAACCATCAAGAACGCATCCCAGCAAAGACAGCTCCTCAATCAGATGATTGATCAGCAAAAAACAAAGCTCCAACAGCTTAATTCCATGCTGGATAAGTCTACGCAAAAATATGGCGAAAATGATGCTAAAACCCTTAAATGGAAGCAGGCCGTTGCGAACGCTGAGACAGAGCTTAACAAGATGGAGTCAGAACTTAAGTCACTTCCAAATTCTTTACAGCTTGTAGGACAGAAATTTGAATCAGTAGGCTCTACAATTAAGAGTTTTGGCCAGAATATAAGCTCTGTTGGAAGTAAGCTTGCAAGTACAGTCACAACAACAGTATCAGGACTCTTTGTCGCATCAGCCAAAGAAGCAATCGACTGGGAATCAGCTTTTACCGGCGTAATGAAGACGGTTGATGAGACTGCAACAACGTCCTACGACGATATAGCCAAGTCTATCCAGAAGATGGCTACAGAAACATCAAGTTCCAAGGAAGATATTGCTGCAGTTGCAGAAGCAGCTGGTCAGCTTGGAGTATCAGCTGATGATCTGGAAGGCTTTACTAAGACCATGGTAATGCTTGGAGACACAACAAATCTATCTGCAGAAGAAGCTGCCTCAGCTCTTGCCAAGTTTACCAATATTACAGGATCCGGAAATACCAATGTAGATAAGTTAGGAGCTTCTATTGTTGCTCTTGGAAATAACTTTGCTACAACAGAGGCTGATATCGTAGCTATGTCAACAAGACTTGCATCTGCAGGAACCTTGGCAGGACTTTCTGAGACAGATATTCTTGCGCTTGCTACAGCTATGAGTTCTGTTGGTATAGAAGCAGAAGCTGGTGGTACTGCTATGACTCAGACTCTTACAGCTATTGAGTCAGCTGTTGCATCATTTTCTGCAGGATCTACAGAGGACCTTGAGAAAATCGCCAGCGTCGCTGGAATATCTGCAGAAGATTTTGCGTTTGCGTGGGAAAATCATCCTATCGGAGCAGTACAGGACTTTATTCAGGGGCTCGGAGACCTTGATGAAAAGGGCGAAAGTGCGACACTCATGCTTGATGAGCTTGGTATGAGCGGAGTAAGACAGTCTAACATGCTTAAAAGCCTTGCCCTTGCATCTGATACACTTGGAGATGCTGTTGATATGTCAAGCTCGGCTTATGAAGACAATACAGCTCTTGTTGAGGAAGCTGAAAAGCGTTACGGAACATTCTCGGCAAAAATTAGCCAGGCTAAAGAGAGTATATCCAATCTTGCTATAAGCTTTGGCAATCTCTTGCTTCCTTACGTACAGAAGGCACTCGACTATATAACACAGCTTACAGATAAGTTCATGTCTTTGGACGATTCGACCAAAGAGCAGATCATAACAATTGCAGCTATAGCTGCAGCTGTTGGTCCTATCCTTATGATTGTTGGAAAGGTCGTATCTGTTGTGGGAACGCTGGTGTCGACCATTGGAACGATTCAGACGGCACTCGGAGCACTATCTGCTACAGCTGCAGGTGTATCAGCTCCTATACTTGCAATTGTTGCAGCCATAGGACTTGTTGTTGCTGCCTTTGTAACTCTCTGGACTACATCTGAGAGCTTTAGAACTACGATGTTAGAAATCTGGGAGTCTGTTAAGACTTCATTTACCAACTTTGTTACGCAGGTACAGGAAAGGCTTGCAGCTGTTGGAATAACCTTTACATCGGTCACAACTACGTTAAAAGCTGTATGGGACGCGTTCTGTCAGATACTTGCGCCGATTTTTGAAGGTACATTTAGGAATATCCAGATTATTCTACAGACAGTACTTAATGTTATAGTGGGAATCCTTGATATATTTATCGGAATATTTACCGGAAATTGGGACCAGGCATGGACAGGAGTAAAGGAAGTATTTAGCTCCATCTGGAACGGTATTAAGGGCCTTATGAGCAATTTTGTTAATACCCTTAAAAATGTCCTGGATGTATTCCTGTCATTTGTTGGCACGAACTGGTCTAGCGTATGGAATAAGGTTAAGACCACATTTAGTACAATAATGAACGCGATCAAGACCACAGCGTCAAATATCTGGAATGCAATAAAGACAAGCATAGTAAACTTTGTAACTGGCATATATACATCTGTCAGAGATAAGTTTAATAACTTAAAGAGCTCAGTAAGTAGCATCTTTAATACTATTAAGACCACAGCAACAAGCATCTGGCAGAGGATGACAAGCAGTATCACAAGCACCGTCGAGAGCTTTAAGAGCAAAGTTAAGTCCAAATTCGAAGAAATCGGAACAAATATCAAATCCGTATTTACTGGACTTATTGATAAGGCAAAATCATGGGCTCATGACATGCTAGATAACTTTATCCAAGGAATCAAAGACAAGTACAGCGCTGTCAAGGAAGCATTTAATAGTATTGGTCAAGAAGGTAAAGATACTCTCGGACATTCCCATCCTAAGAAGGGACCTATGGCCGACGACTATAAATGGATGCCTGATATGATGACGCTATTTGCTAAAGGTATCAAAGACAATGCTTACAAAGTTGAAAGCGCTGTTGATAACGTTGCAACAGATATATCTGTCGGACTTAATGGAAATCAACTAGAGCAGCTATCTAGTGTTAATAGCCTTGGAACATCGCTTTCCGCAATGCTTGATGCAGAAGCAATATATGAAGCAATAAAGGAAGGCATGGAAAGTGCAAATATCGGAATAGAGCTTGATGGAAGAGAGTTTGGAAGGACCTTAAGAGGAATAGGAGTATCAATGTCATGAGTCATACTATCACATATATAAATTCAAACGGTGAATCTTTCAATCTCAGAAGTAAAGGCGGTCTAAGACTTAAGACCGCCTCTTTTCATAAATATTCCTGGAATAACGAAGCGACAGAGTTTAAATATGGAGAACTTCTTAAGACTTTCACGAAAAGTGCTCAGATGTACGAACTTGAACTTGTTGTCCAGGGAACACCTGCGCAGCGCAAAGCTATCCTTAACAGCTTCCATGATGCAACAGAGCACGATATCATGCTTGAGCAGATCGGGCAGCTTATTATCGATGATTATTATACTGACTGTTATATCATCGACTCTGATACTCAGGCACCAGATGATCAGTCAGATAGAACAACAAATACAGTAACAGCATATTGTCCTTATCCTTTTTGGATGAAAGAGACAAAGTACAGTATATCGTCAACAGGTGAAGATTCGCTCATCGACGCGATAGACTTTCCATTCGACTTTCCGACAGATCTTGGCGTTACAGGATTCGTGCAGTCTATTACTGTTGATACGACAATTCCGCTTGATTTCAGAATGGAAATCAAAGGACCTGTTGACAATCCGGCTATTAACATAAACGGACATATCTACGAGGTTGATGTTGTAGTAGGTGAAGGCTCAACGCTAGTAATATCAAGCGTTGAGAAAAACGATTCAGAAAAGGCTGTAAAGATAGTATATCCATCAGGAAACAGTATCTCAGTATTCAATTACAGAAATCGAGATTCATATATATTTGAGCCTATTGTCGGAACTGAGATCTCGGTATCCTGCGAGCAGAACATGAACTTTGATTTGTATTTAATCGAGCGAAGGAGCGAAGTACCATGGACTTAATCTATGCCAAAGTCGTAAATAATACAATAATAGACCAGTCTCCACTTCACAACTTCACGCTTGATTTAACTTATGGTGAAAACGACAACGACTTTGTCCTTAAGATGCCAGAATCCGGTGTTAGGCTCGATCAGGACATGGTCGTATATGTTTCAAATACAGAATTTGGTGGGATAATCGATTCCGTTGAAATTGATACAGAGAAAAGAATGATTAACTACTACGGTAGGACGTTCCAAGGAATCCTTGAGTCCAAAGTGTTATATCCATTCGATAATTCAGACTATCTCATATATTCCGGCGAAGCTAATGTTATCCTTGGCCAGATACTAGAGCGCCTTACACTAACAAATAGCTCATCGAATGAGCTTCCGGTCCATCCGGACGGAGTATTCCTTAAGGCATCAACAGAGGATTCTGGAATATATATTCAAAGTTATAAAGTATCGTCAACATCCGGCAACTACGCACACGGCTATTCATTTATCAGAGAGATGCTTTACTCAGTTGGAGCAAAGCCATTGATTATTAACGGCGTTCTTGAAGCAGTGCCTTACGTTGATTATGCGAATGACTTTGAATGGGTTCAGGGAACTGACCACAACTTTAAGGCTAAAAGAAACTATAATTCATGCAATCATATTCATTGTCTGGGACAAGGTAATTTGTCGGATAGATATAAGATAGACCTTTATCTTGATGAGAACGGAGGACTGCTTCCATATGCTCATAGCAGCATAACATCTGATGCAGATTACTATACTGATATAGCAGCGCTTGAAGAGGGAACTTTTGAGGAAAAGGCTGACTACGAAACTATTACAGAGAACATGGTCACAGGAGTTAATGAGATATGCGAGATATATGATTATCCATCAGCTCAGACAACTTATCACTATGTTCTGCAGGAATCACAGCCATCTGACTGGGATGAGATTGTAGATTCATCCTCAGAAACATATGGATTTGAGTCAGCATATATCCTTAACCAGGAAGCAGATGATGAGAACGAAGCCGAATATGTCGTTATCACTAAGCCTGAAAAAGCCACAAAATATGACCTTTTACTGACTCAGCCGTCAAATTGGACAACAGCGTATGAAGATTACTATGTCGTATCAAGCTCCGGCTATACCCATGTAACAGCCGGAGAATATACACTTTTATCGTCGCAGCCATCAAATTGGACAACTTCGTACGACCAGTACTTCACTAAGTCCGGAAGTACTTATACGACAGTTCAGACATATGAGACTCTTATACTTCTATCGTCTCAGCCGTCAAATTGGGCGACGCAGTATAGTCAGTACTACACATCTGATGGCTCAAGTGTAGCTGGTGTCGAGACGGAGGGCGAATATACTGAGTATAAAGGCAAACAGCCGTCAAATTGGGATAGTACGTACTCCAATTTCTATTATAAGGACGGCATAGGTAATTATATTTCTGTGCCCGGAACATCGAAGACCGGGTATAAATTACAGTCGGTAAAACCCGGAAATTGGAACTCTGGGTGGAAAAATTACTACATGAATAAGACGACAACAACGTCGTCTGGTAAAAAGAAAACAACTAAAGTAACAGTTGGATCAGTCAAGAAGAGCAGGCCGAAATGGAAAGCTAAAACTTACTATACTTCGTATAGTTATACTGTTGCTCCTGCCTTTAAGAACTACAACAAGTTATTCACTAAAAATGCAAATTACTACGCTGCTCCTGCGTTTGCAGCGGGTACTTATTATTATAAGTATTCCGGCGCGCCTACGTTTGCAGCAAATACATACTATAAGTATTCTGATTGCCCTACTTTCAAGATAAACACTTATTACAAGGCTGTTGAGTATCAGCCTATTCCAGAATGGCAATCAGACTACTATTATACGAGGTATGAAGACCACTATCAGACTCTTGTTGAGGGAGCAATTGCTAAGTTTGCCGAGCTGCAGACTAAGGATGAACTATCAATAGATCTGACAGAAAACAAAGCAGAATATGATATAAACGACCGTGTCGGGGCATCTGACGAGGTTACAGGACTATCTGCATCAGCTAAGATAGTTCAAAAAACTGTAAAAATTGAGCGCGGAATAACTACGATAAAGTATGAAGTCGGCTCAGAATAGGAGATAACATGAGTCTTAATCTAGTTACAGCCCATACTGGAACTGCACATATAACGGCTGAACAAGTAGCGTCGCTTATAAAGGGCGCGATATCAGACGACACGACTAATCTGTACAGGTTCCAGACTGGAAATAAATGCGAATATCAGATAACGGATGCTCTGCAGGTACAGATACTCACAGGAGACGCAGTATTCAACGGCCGTCACTTCATTGTCGAGGAAACAGAGACTATCGATATTGATCCGACAAGCCTTAACTACACAAGAATTGATGGAGTATTTCTTGAGATATACTCAGATAACGACACATCGGAGGAACTGATAAGATTTGAAGTCGTTCAGGGTAATGAATATCTGACAAGCACCGGAACTCCATCTTATCCGGCGACTCCTACAGGTATAGACGACTCTCATACGCTTATGTACGTTTTTCCATGGCTCTATATCACTACTTCCTATACAACTATCTCGACAGTAGACGATAATTCGAAGTTATATCCTAGCTTACTGGGTATGGTTGATGATATATCCGGAATAACCAATGATATATCCGGGATAAACACTGAGATTGATAGCATGAAAGAAACTTTTCAGGATGGTGTTGACGTTATCTATAATGCGATTGTTGCAGAAGGAATTACACCGTCATCGTCAACACCAGAAGCTTGTGCGACGGGAATATCCTTGCTTCCGGAAAAAGGGTATGAAAATGGATATATTGCCGGATATGATGTTGGATATACTAAAGGATACTCAGATGGAAGCTCGGCTGAAACAGGTAGCATCTCGTTTTCAATGTCTTATTCTACGATGCCGTCCGGACTATCTATATATACGGCTTTATCTGGTTTTTCTAAAATAACCATAACTAATAGTTCCGGCCTTGTAGGTGGAAGTACAATGTGTACAGTTTCGTTTCGACGAGCATCAGGAGCACCGATATCTACTGTATCGGTAACTGATGCTATATCAACAGAACTAAGCTTTCCAGCAAATACTGGACGCGTAATAATTACACCATCTTCATCATACACTTATAATTTTGGTGTTGCACTTGAATAGGAGAGTTAAATTATGGAACTTATAACAGGTCATGCAGGGACACTGCACATAACAGCAAAGCAGGTCAGTAGACTACTAAGAGGCGTAACAGCAACAGATGAGAGTACTGTGCAGCGTCTTAATGTTGGAAATAATGCTGCTATCACTTATTCCGGAATCACCATGCAGATAGCATCCGGTGAGCTACTACTTGACGGATATCACGTAACATTAGTTGACGATACCGGCGGAGCATCTGGCGAGACTTTAATATTTGATGCGACGCTGGAAAGCACAAATAGTCGTATTGATAAGGTTGTTCTTGAGATTGTCCAGGATAATACCACAAGTTATCAGAGAGCTGAGATCGTAATTGTCCAGGGCGAAGAATCAGATTCGCCTGTAGCACCAGCAACTCCTATAGAACCAGAATCATCGACTGAGGAATTTCTTGCGGTTGGAGTAATTGCGCAGGTGACGATAACAGGAGATGATATATCGAGTCTAAATGATCTGACAAACCTTTACGGTGGTTCATATCTTGATCTTGAGACATTCAACGAATATGTCGCTGAGAGCAGCACAATAAATGTCAAGAATCTCTTGCCTTATCCTTATACAGATACCACAAAGACAGTAAATGGTATCACATTCACCGATAACGGCGACGGAACTATAACAGCAAACGGAACTGCTACAGATACGGCTACATTCACGCTTGGAACAACTTCCGAATATCTGGACTATGACAAGTCTTATATTCTTAACGGGTGCCCTGCAAACGGATCCGAGGGAACTTACTATATTCAAACAGAAGTAAGTAATTGGGAAGATACAGGATCAGGCGTTGAGTTCGAGCGAGATCTGCAGATGGCCGGTGCAGCTATAAAGATAGTAACAGGAACTACTGTAAGTAATCTCGTATTTAGGCCTATGATCAGGCTCGCGATTATCGAAGATGACACCTATGAGCCTTATGCTATGACTAACCAGGAACTTACAAAGAGCGTACAGGATATCGAGAGCGATATATCAGAGACTAAGGATATAATATCAGATGCATGGAACAGCTCTAAGACTTATGCAGCTGGTGAATATTGTATATCCGGAAATAAGCTGTATAAGTGTCTTATAGCCAATACAGGAACACAGCCACCAAATGCAACATACTGGGAAGAGACGACTTGCGCTGAGGAGTTTAGTGAGTTAAATAGTAATTTAACTAACCTAAGTGATAGTAAAAGCAATTTGTTAGTTGTAACTACGGCATCAACTACTGTTACTATTAGCACTAATCATTCTGCATGGAGCATTACTCAAACTAAAAGCGGATATACTCCTTTAATGTGGACTTTATATAATAATAATAGTCCTTTTATTATTTGGAATGCGGAGTATGCGACGTTAACTAGTGGCTCATTTACAATAGGCGGTTATGCTAAAAGTGTTAGTACAGATTCAGCAACAACCTTAAACGCTCGTATCTTATGGGTGAAAAATAGTTAAGACAAAGTTCCTATTCCGAATATTCTTACCCAGAAAGTTCTACTGCCTGTACCAGACGAATGAATACATATATCATTATATCCGCCATTGTACATAAGATAGCCATTCGTGTCACCACCAACAAACCCATTCAAGCCGTACTGAATTGGTGTTAAACCAGATATTGACATCTTAACAGAATTTGTATTTGTTGAGGTTGTTACAGTTACATCTACGGTACCACCGAAAAGAACTAAATCCCCAGAAATCCTATAGCAATTTAAGGTTGTAGTTGAGCCTTGCGTTCCAGAGCTAGTGTGTGTCAGATATGCAGTTATTCCAGATACGCTAGAGCCTATATCACTTAAATTACTATTTAACTGACTTAAGTGAATTAAAATATCAATAAAATATTATTTTTATAAAAAATTATTTCAGAAAGGAGAAAATCATGGAATATTATGTAATATTAGCCAAGAAATACAATGACGGCACAGCTGATAAGAAGTCTATATATGTATATCAAACAATTGATGAAGCTGTTGCATCTTTCCATTCGCAGCTTGGCGGAGCTGTTGGAGCATCAACGATTGACTCCATACTTTGCCTGGTAATCAATTCAGTTGGTGGCACTATAAGATCTGAGTACTGGCAGGCAGAAGAGACTACAGAAGAAAGTACAGAAGAAAGTACAGAAGAAACATCTGCATAAAGATGTTCTGAATTTCAATTAATGGTATAATATTATTACCTTCAT